CGGAGAGAGTAATCGAAGTACTGGACGTCTTTCGCGCAAGACCGTTGAACGGACAGCTGGGTCGAGTATTCCGATGCCCAGTTTTCAGTTCGAGTCAAGTTTAAGTGATGGGCAACTTGGTAATATAGCTGCCCTTCTCTCCTTGGCTACGGACTTGCATTCGCAATCGCCGAGAAATTTTCATAGATAATATCTATGTCAAAATTCGGCTCTTCCATGAGGTACTGCAATGAGTTTCACTCTCACGTCCCCGATTACAGGGGCAGCGCAAACCGGTCTTACGAGCCCGACCTATACGCATGTAACGGATGTTGCCCCGGATATCACCGGGAAGCAAGTTGCCGTGACTGCACTGGGTGGGACGCAGACTGGCGTAACGACGCACTCGATGTCATCGCCCTTTACCATGACCTTCTTTCGGCCCAAAGTTTTCCGATTTCTTGGAAAACCGAATCCGACAACTGGTCTGATTAAGGACGTGCCTCGGAACACGTTTAAGTTCATCACTCGCAAGGGTGTCAGCGTCCTAGTTAACCAGCCCTTCGCCAACATGCAGATCACTACTGTGATCGACGTGCCGGCCGGGTCAGATACCTACGATGCTATCAACATCCGAGCAGCGCTGAGTGCCCATTTCGGTGCAATCGCCCAGCAAACTAGTGGTATCGGAGATACAACTGTCTCCGGTGTCGTTTGATTTGCTAGTCGTTCCACCGAGTACGGCTCGGCATTTTACGAGAAATTGTAAAGTGCCACTTTAAGCTTAAACGTGAACTGGAGACATCATGCGTGATTACGCTGCTGCACTACCGGTTTTACTTGACCTAGATCTGGTTTCATCTGGATGGGATGGGAGTACTACCCCATACCCCGGTATGTCCGTTAAGACTTTTGCAATCCAGTCGTTACGATCGTCGTTGCTGAAGAAATTTCAGGACGATATTGATCAGAAAACGACTGACGCTAAAGCCTTAGAACTTTTCGTCGAAATAAACGAGAAGTGCCGGACGTTTGCTTTACCGGGGCCATCCGAAATGACCACAATCGAGGCTATAGCTCTAGGCGAAGCGAGAGATTTTATCTACCGTTTCTGTTACGCCAACGATCAGACAGATAACGGGAAACCGTTATCCGTCGTGAATTGGCCTGACATTGCCAGGAACTATGGACTTGGTACTGGAGCGAACATCGGGAGTTACAGTACCGACTTTCTTTCGAAAGTTGGCACTTCTCACATGTCTGCTACAGATCAAGGCCTGCACAAGCTTTTCTTGCAGGGCATAGCATGTGACCCGCTCTGGACGTCCGTTGAGTCTAGACGTCAGGAGTTTAGGGAAACTACTATCGTTCGAGGAAGTCGCCTTAGTTTTGTACCTAAGACTTCGAAGATTTCACGAACCATATGTACCGAGCCCGTTCTGAATATGCTATTTCAGAAGGGTATAGGCGCACTTCTTGAACGGC